AGATTCTTTGCCCGATACTATTTTTTCTAATGATAACGGTAACCATAAATTAAAAGATGATGTTAGAAAAAAATTATTGGAAATCTCTAATGAATTTCTAGAATTTATAGGTATTGATTTTTTTGTGTTTGATATTGTTTTAACAGGTTCATTATCTAATTATAATTGGTCAAAATATTCCGATGTTGATATACACATATTAATAGATTTTGATGAATTTAGTTCGGGAAAAGTGAGTTCCGAGGTTTATATGACAATCGTAAAAGAGTTTTTTGATTTAAAAAGACGACTTTGGAATAGTTCAACTGATATTGTAATTAAAAACTATGAAGTTGAATTGTATGTACAGGATGTTGATGATAAACATCTATCATCTGGTGTATATTCAATATTAAATAATGAATGGGTTATTGAACCTCAGAAATCAAATCCAAAAATTGATGACAAGATAATCCTTGAAAAGGGTGAAGAATACGCAAAACTTATTGACGACCTTTCTGAAAAATCAGAACAGGGTAATGACATCACAAAAGATTTAAACGAATTAAAATCAAAAATAAAAAAGTTTAGACAGAGTGGGTTAGAAAGTGGTGGGGAATACTCATATGAGAACCTAACCTTCAAACTATTAAGAAGAAATGGGTATATTGAGAAATTGATGAATATCAAAACTTCTATTAGAAATAAGAAATTGTCCCTCCCACAATAGAAAACTTAAATTTTTTTCCTATATTCATGTATTTATAGGATAACGAAGAATAACATATTTAACAATTAACAAAAATGGCAGACTTAAAACCACTAGGAAGTGAGAAACTTAACGGAGACGATAAACTTAAACGTATCCTTGAGTTGACTTATTACGGTAATAAACAAAATACCACGTCATCATCATCAACATCTAAAGTTGAACGTATAACAGAATCATCAAACGGTGTTTTTGGTATCGTTAAAGAAAAAGACGGTTACTATGTAAAAAAAGGATTAAATGAAAACACCCTTGATTATATCGGTGGTCTTTTCATGAAAAACAAAAACCGATTTAATTCATATGCGGATGCTGATAAAAGAATGAACCTATTAAGTGGTTCGGAATTAAACGAAGCAACAAAATATGTTTTAAAACAAAATAAACCAGAATCTGAACCAATGCCACCGGCTGACGATATGGGAGCAGAAATGCCACCTATGAATTCAGAACAACCTATGAATGAACCTTTACCTTCGGATGATATGGGTGCTGAAATGCCACCTTCAGATGATATGGGTAATGAAATGCCACCTTCAGATGAAATAGGTGGAGAAGCAAAACCTTCAGATTATATGGCTGAGGTTCAAAAATTCTCAGGTAAATTAGGTCAAGAATTAAGAGACCAAAAATCTAAAATGGAAAGTGACGATATAAAATACGTACTTAACATGATTATTTCAGCTGTTGATTTGAATAAACTTGAAGATGAAGATATTGAAGAAATAGGTAAGAAATTTGATAGAGATGTCGAAGAAGATGCTGATTCCGATGTTGATACATCTGATGTTCCAGTAGATGATGAAGCTGCACCATCAGAACCAACAGGTGATGAAGAATTGGGTGAAACAATGGATAAATTACAAGAATTCTTAAATATGCCGGCAGTACAAGATGAAGTTGATTTATCAAAATACGCTGATTTAGGTACTTCAAATGAGGAAGAAATAAAAGAATTAGATTTGGACGAAATTAAAAGTGAAATTAACAAAAGTATTTCTGAAACTTTAGGAAAATATTTCAAGTAAAATGCGTTTAATATATGTTAATGAGATTGGTTCCGATTACAAAGGTCAAAAACAGTACGAATTTATCTTTAGTGATAGTGCAGAAATTGACATGGAAGAATGGTTCGATATACCAGCCTCATCAACAGTAAGTCCTAAATCTCCGGATGTGAAATATATAGACCAAGTTGGTCTTTTACGTGACACCGATGTAGTTTTTGAATTAATACAAAATTCTGACTATTTCGGTGTTATTGATGCTGTGGATGGTATAATTGCCATGGCTTGGGAGAAATCAAACTTCGATATGGAGGATGATAGATTATTTTTCCGTTTTGGTGAATCATACGAAAAAGTAATAGATAAACTAAAATCGAGAGATTTAAAATTAGAAAAACAAGATTTAAAATTTAAAATATCATGACAACAAGAAAAGAATTTGTAAGAAAATTATTATCAGAGGGGTTTAATAGAAGTACCATCATTATGATGAGTGATAACGAACTTAAAACCTTATGTGAAACACTATTTAATGAAAGTGTTATGGTTAAAGCTGGTAGTCCAACTGCATCCGTGGATATCGCAAACGCAAAAAAACAAGGTAAAACTATTGAAACTTACGAAGGTAAAGAAGATGTTTGTCCTATTTGTGGAATGAAAGAATGTTCATGTAAAGATAAAAAACATGGAAAGAAAACAAAAAACATAAAAGGAAAAAAAGAAAATACGGAATTATCAGAATGGGTGTTATCTTTGGCGGAAAGTAAATTTACAAAATTCACATCTAAAAAAGATATTATGGGTATTATTAATGAAAAGGTAATGACAACATCAAATCCAATGCCAGGTAAAGCTAAAATTGGACACAACGGTGTTCCCGAATTTATGACATATGATTCAATCATCTCATCCTCAACCAAAGAGAAAGAAAAGGAAAGAGAAACTGAAACACCGGTTAGAGAAAGACCTGTTAGAGAGAGACCAACAGAAAAACCTAAAACTGATGACCCATTTAGTCCTAAACCAGGACCTAATCATGCTCCAAAAGCATTAGCTGAAAAAAAAAGAATTAAAAATGGAATTTAGTAAAAAAAATTTGTTATCTTTAATTAAAGAAAATTTAGAAGAGATGGCAATGGATTTCGATACGGAAGATAGACCTGACCAAGGTATACAAAATAAATTAGCTCAAGGAGATACTCCATTGAAAAAAATTCCATTTCCTAAAACAGGTGATGAACCCAATAAAAATTTCCAAGAACTTTTAGCGTCTGAAAGATACAAACAAGTAATTAATAACCTAAGACAATATACAGGTATTAATACACCTCTTAGGACTGTTAATGATATAATGCCGTTAGCTCAAATGATGATGACTGCACATAATCAAATTATACAAACCGAAAGAGCTCATAGAGGAGAATTAGAAAAATTATCAGTTGATTTAGTTGTAAAAGAACTGAATGTGTTTACACCGAAGGAAATTGAAGAAGGTGCTGGTATTGAATTTAGTGGTGGTGTATATATGGCATATACATATCAAACAACTGACACAAATAGAAAAAAAGTAAATAAGTTACAATTTGATGTTAAAATTGTTAATCCAGGTGAAATTGATTCGAGTGATTTCAATAGAGAACAAGGTCAACAACAAAATGCTCCAGAAGTAAATATTGAGGTTGAGGAGGATTTAATGGGTGATTTGGAAAAACTTGATTTAGAAAAAGCAAAAAGAAGATTTATTAATAGTATGATACAAGGTGCATCAGAAAAGGCTCACTTTATGTATCATTATGTTCCTGATAAAATTGAGGAAATTACTGGTTCTGAAAACTTAATAAACCAATATGGTATTTTAATGTCAATTAACGATACACTTTATTGGCAATTAAGTGACGAACAAATGAAAATGATGATGGGTGGAGGCGGAGAAGGTGGGTCAAGTATGGCTGGTAAACAAAAAGTGGATAGAAATTCCAACCCTCCCAAAATAACAGTAGAAGCTGTTAATTTTCCCGTACTTGTCCATGAATTGGTTAAAGCGGTAATGGAATTAATTTCATACGCCGGTGACCCAGATGATTTAGAAACTTTTAATGCGGTACAACAATCAGAAGATACTTTAGAAAAAGAAGTATGGGATTTGAGATTAGGGCCGGCAATATGGGAAAGAATGAGAAAACAATTTCCTGAAGATATCCTAACTGATGTAAATAAGATGCATCTACAGAATAGATTACTAATGACAATATTCAAATTACCAGCAAAAAATTTATTGGTATTCGCAAAGGAGGTTGTTTCAGGTTCTGAAAATGGTAAAAGATTAATGAATGAGTTAATGTTAGGAATTGAACAATTACTTAGAGACCAAGATTACCAAACTGCGATGGCTGCATTTAATGATGATTTAGATGATGTTGCGGATGATTTTACTGATGATGATATGAGAAATCTTTTAGGTGATTTAGGTATTAGTTTATCGGATGACGATGATGACGATAATCGATAATATTTAAAAGGGGGTTTTTACCCCCTTTTTTTGTATTTATATATATGAATAGTAAAATAGAACAATTAAAAGAGTATGCTCGTATCATGAAAGATACCCCATACGCTTTAAAAACATATCTGCAGACTTTCGATAATACACAAAAAAAATATGTTCCATTGGAATTGTTTCCTGACCAAATTCAACTATTAGAAGACTATGAGAATTACAATGAGAATATTACAAGAAAATATAGACAGGCTGGTGTAACAACGGTAACTGCGGCGTGGGTTTCTAAAATATTACAATTAGCAAAACCCGAAAATCCGGAAAGAGTTCTTATCATTGCAAACAAAAGAGATACAGCAATTGAGATGGCTAACAAAGTTAGACATTTCATAGACCAATGGCCGGAATGGATTAATGTTGGATTCTCACCCGATAAAAACTCAGAAAGTAGATTTAGATTAAATAATGGATGTGAGGTTAAAGCCGTTGCAACATCTGCGGATGCGTTACGTGGTTATACACCAACTATTCTAATATTTGACGAGGCAGCATACATTGAAGCTGGTGATGATTTTTGGGCAGCATCTATGGCGTCCCTATCAACGGGTGGTAAGATTATTCTTATCTCAACACCTAACGGTTATGACCCAATTTATTATGGTGTATACGACCAAGCAATTCGAGGTATAAATGATTTTCATATTACCGATTTAAGATGGTTTAAAGACCCTCGTTATACTAAAGACCTAAAATGGGTTAAGTGTAGTGATATCGTTCATTACATGTTAAATAGAGAACAGTATATCGATGATGATGTTGTTCTTTATGACTTCGACATTGAAAAATACCAAGAGTTACATGAACTAGGTTATAAACCCTATTCGTCATGGTTTGAATCTATGTCTAAAAT